GAGGAGGCGCTGGAGTCCTTGATCGAGATCGTCCGCGCGAAGGACGATGCGATGGACGCCCCGCTCTACAAGGCGTCCGAGCGCATCCAGGCTGCCAAGGCGGTCCTGGAGTTCACCAAGCAGAAGCCGGTCGCCCGGGCGGACCTGAACGTCCGCAAGGCGGAGGACTTCCTGGCCGCCGTGGCCGATGACATGAAGAACGGCTGATGACCCCTGAGCAGGTAGAAGCTCGCCGCCGGCTGCGGGACGACTTCGCGTTCTACGCGAAGCACGCCCTGAAGATCAGGACCAAGGACGGCGAAATCCAGCCGCTGGTCCTGAACGACGCGCAACGCTACTTCCTGTCTCGGGTCGAAGAACAACTGGCGGCCACGGGACGCGTCCGCGCGATCATCCTGAAGGGGCGTCAGCAGGGCATCTCGACCGTCGTCGGCGGCCGGTTGATCTTCCGGACCTCGCAGCACAAGGCCCGCAAGGCCCTAGTGGTGGCGCACAAGGCGGACAGCACGCGTGCGCTGTTCGACATGACCCGGCGCTACTACGAGAACCTGCCGGACCTCCTGAAGCCCCAGACGAAGTATTCCAGCCGCGCCGAGCTTGTGTTCGACGCGCTGGAGTCCGGCTACATGGTGGCCACGGCCGGCGGCGACGGGATCGCCCGCGGCGAGACCCTGCAATACCTGCACCTGTCCGAGGTCGCCTTCTGGCCGAAGAACGCCGCCCAGGCGAACTTCAACTCACTGATCCAGGCGGTCCCCGAGACGGTCGGCACCGAGGTCTACATCGAGTCCACGGCCAATGGCGTGACCGGCGTGTTCGCCGACCTGTGGCGCGGCGCCGTCGCGGGGGAGAACGGGTTCATCCCTGTCTTCATCCCGTGGTTCTGGCAGAAGGAATACCGGGCGCCGGTCCCCAAGGGCTTCGAGCGGACCCCGGACGAGCAGAAGCTGGTCGACCTCTATGGGCTCGACAACAAGCAACTCGTCTGGCGCCGGAAGAAGGTCGCCCAGAACGGCCTGGAGTTGTTCAAGCAGGAATACCCCTGCACGCCCGAGGAGGCGTTCCTGACGACCGGTCGCCCGGTCTTCGATCAGGACCGGCTCGCGGACAAGCTGCGCGAGGTCGGGAAGCCGATCCGGCGCGAGTCCATGAACATCACCGAGACCGACTTCGAGCCGGACCCTCGCGGCGACCTCTACGTCTACGCCGAGCCGCAGTTGACGGACACCTACACCATCGGCGCCGACGTCGCGATGGGCGTCCGCGGAGGCGACTTCAGCGTCGCCCAGGTCCTGGACGGCAAGAGGCGCCTGGTGGCCACCTACCGGGGGCACATCCACCCGGACCTGTTCGCAAGGGTCCTCTACGTGTTGGGCCGGCGCTACAACGACGCGTTGGTCTCGGCGGAGGTCAACAACCACGGCCTCCTGACCAACGTGCGTCTGTCGAAGGACCTGAACTACCCGAACGTCTACCAGACAGTCGTGGTGGACCACGTCCTCGACCGAGAGACGACGCGGGTGGGGTTCGAGACGAACTCGAAGACCAAACCCATGATCGTCGACCTGTTGAGGGCGGCGTTCCGCGACGGTCAGATCGACGTCTCGGATCGTCAGACGCTAGAGGAAATGCGCGCGTTCATAGTGACTGAAGATGGGAAGCTAGAAGCGGAACCCGGCTACCATGACGACACGGTCCTCGCGTTGGCCATAGCAAACTACTGCCACCAGGAACCTTGGGTTCCGGTCCCCGTCGCCGACGAGGATTACATCGAAGCTCTCTGATGACACGAAGTGAGGCCCGGACGACGGGCAGTAAGACCTACCATGGTCGTCCCTGCCCTCGCGGGCATTCCGGGGAGCGGTGGACAACCACGGGCGGGTGCTTGGTGTGCGTCCGCACGTCGAACGCCGAACGCGCGCGTGGGGTCCCGTGGTCCAAACGTCGAGAGGCCCAACTGCGTTGTCAGTATGGCCTTACCACGGCGGACTTCGACGCGATGTGGGACGACCAGAACGGCGAATGCGCCGTTTGCGGGCGTTCCCTTCTGTTGGGAAAAAGCCGCCACGCGGTCGACCACTGCCACCAAACCGGCGTAGTGCGCGGCCTGCTTTGTTCACCCTGCAACCTAGGCCTCGGGCTTTTCCAAGACGACCCGAGCCGGCTCCAACGGGCCGCCACTTACCTTACGCGACACCGGAGCGCAGAGGGCGCGTCTGAGGAGACGCCTTGATGGCAACGAAGATGAAGATGGATGACGACGAACTTGCGGCCTACGTCGCTTCGCTCGTCAGTCAGTCCACCGGTCTGAACGACAGTAAGCTGTCAGACGAGCGCACCCGGGTGATGCGCTACTACGATGGGCACGAACCCAAGCCCCAGCACTCTGGCGACTCCAAATACGTAAGCTTCGACGTCTACGACGGCGTCGAGGCGATGAAGGCCCAGCTTCTGGAGGTCTTCGCTGGCGACCAGACCCCGCTGACGTTCGAGCCGCAGGGCCCCGCCGACGCCAAGCTGGCCGAGGAGCGCACCGAGGCTTGTTCGTGGGTGATCTTCCGCGAGAACCCCGGCTTCGCCATCTTCCGCGACACCATCGACGACGCCCTCAAGGGCCGGAACGGGGTCGTGAAGGTCTGGTGGGACGAGGACTTCGTCGAGGACGAGACGGAAGTCTCGGATGTCAGCTACGAGGACTTCGAGGCAGCCCTGGCGACCGACCCCGAGGTCGAACTGGCCAGCATCGAGTTGGACTCCGAGACCCAGACCGTGAAGTCGGCCCGCATGGTGAAGCGGGTGGACGTCAGCCAGGTCCGCATCGAGAACGTCCCGCCCGAGGAGTTCGGCATCAGCCGGCGCGCGAAGTCCATGGAGGACGCCCAGGTGGTCTACCACCGTCGCGGCGTCACGGCGGACGCGCTGATCCGGATGGGCGTCGACAAGAAGGTCGTGCGGTCCCTGAAGGACGACGGCCGGTTCTGGCAGTCCTCCTCCCAGGAGAACATCGAGCGCCACGCCGAGACCGACGACTCCCTGCCGTCCTACGCGACGCGCGACGGGAAGAACTCGGCCCGCGAGGTCGACGTCACCGAGGCCTACGTGCGGACCGACCTGGACGGTCGTCCGGGCATCTGGATGGTCCTGGTGGCCAACGCCTCCGAGGGCGGCACGGGCCGGCTCCTCCTGAAGAAGAAGGTCAAGCGCCGGCCGTTCGTGGTCTACACGCCGCTGCCGCGCCCGCACTCCTTCTGGGGCAACAACTACGCCAAAAAGCTGATCCCGACGCAGAACGCGCGGACCCAGCTCACCCGGTCGATCATCAACCACGCTCTCATCACGAACAACCCTCGGACCGGTGTGGTCAAGGGCGGCGTGGTGAACCCGCGGGAACTGCTCGACAACCGCGTCGGCGGCATCGTGAACCTGACGCGTCCCGACGCGCTGGTGCCGATCCAGCAGACTGGCCTGAACCCCTTCGTGTTCCAGACCATCCAGCTTCTGGATGACGACAAGGAGGAGACGACCGGGATCAGCAAGCTGTCGCAGGGCCTGAACAAGGACGCGATCAGCAAGCAGAACTCCGCGGACATGGTGTCCAACCTGGTCGGCCTCAGTCAGGTCCGCCAGAAGATCGCCGCGCGCAACTTCGCCGAGGGGTTCCTCCGGGACCTGTATCTGGAGGTCGCCCGGTTGCTCCGGGAGAACCAGGCGCGGCCGAAGCTGATCGAGGTCGCCGGGTCCTGGACCGAGGTCGACCCCGCGTCTTGGCCCGAGCGGGACAAGCTGCGGACGGAGGTCAGCGTCGGGTTTGGCGAGAAGGAGCAGGAGGTCCAGAAGTGGATCACCCTGGATACCTACCTGTCGAGCAACCCAGCCAACGCGCCGTTCTACACCCCGGATCGCCAATACAACGTGCGGGTCAAGGCCCTGCGCGCCGCCGGCATCCGGGACGTGGACTCCATCCTGGCTCCGCCCGACCAGGCGCAGCCGCCCCCGCCCGACCCCATGCAGCAGGCCGAAGTGGCCGAGAAGCAGGCCCGGGCGAAGCAGCTTGAGGCCCAGGCGGCGTCCGCGGCGATGCAGCCGCAGATGAAGCAGATGGAGTTCGAGCATGAGGCCAAGATGATGGCGCTCAAGGAACGCATGGCGCTCCTGGACGCGCAGATCAAACAGGCCGACCACGAACGGAAGATGCAGATGTTCACGATGGAACTGGCGGCTGCTCAGGCGGCCGACAAGACGTCGGGCATCTTGTCTCCGGACGCGTAAGACCGGGTTGCCGGCAGCGACGCGCCTGCGGGAGGGGCGCGTGACACACAAATACCCCCGCATCCTGTCCATCCCGAAAGGACGACACCCTGAACGTCGAAGACCTCGACGAGGCCCTGAAAGCCGGACTCGCAGCCCGCGAGTTGGCCCAGAGCCCCGCCTACCAGGACTGCATGCAGTCCCTGGAGGCTTACCACATCGCCGCCATGTGCGCCGCCCCGGAGGGGCCGAAGGGCACAGAGACGCGGGAACACCACCACCGGATGCTCCACGCCCTGCGCGAGCTTGCCGGCGAGATCGCCAGCCGCACCCTCGCGGCGGCCGAGATCGAGAAACGCCTGGCAGAGCGCCAGGACGACAATGAGGACGAAATCGAATGAGCGGCACGCAGACCACTACCGAAACCGGCGTGGACCTCGGGGACGATCCCCGGCGTGACGACGACCTCGGGCCCCTGGACGACTACCAGGCCGAGGACGCCTTCCTGAAGACCCTGCGCGGCGCCGACGAGGCCACCGACAGCGGGGACGA